CACGGGAATATCTGCGGCAGCAGGCCAGTAATGGGTTAAGTGATAACAGGTGTCTGGAAATATAGGGGCAAATCCACTGCAACGTGCCGGAATCGATTTGGCGATCTACTTTGATGATGCGCCGTCAGCGCAACTCACTCATCACTTTCTGATGGATGAAGAAATCCTGCCAGTATGTAGCCCGGAATACGCTCAAAGACATGCTTTAACCAACACGGTAATTAACCTGTGTCACTGTACGTTGCTCCATGACAGACAGGCATGGAGCAACGACTCCGGTACGGATGAATGGCATAGTTGGGCGCAACATTATGCGGTTAATTTGCCGACATCTTCTGGAATTGGCTTTGATCGTTCTGATTTAGCTGTTATTGCCGCGATGAATCATATTGGGGTGGCGATGGGAAGAAAACGCCTGGTACAAAAAAGGCTTGCCAGTGGTGAGCTCGTCGCGCCGTTTGGCGATATGACGGTGAAATGCCATCAGCATTATTACATCACCACATTACCGGGCAGGCAGTGGCCAAAAATTGAAGCGTTTATTACCTGGCTAAGAGAACAGGTAAAAACCACTTCATAATGAATAAAACCACGAGTTCCTGGTGTGCCTTATTCGGCCTGCTAGTTCGAATTTAATTTACGGTTTTTATGTGGTTTTAGGGATAAACACAAGGATGGTGTCCCCTGCAGACATCTACTTGAGGCGGCATGGGATTGATTGGAATGGTGTTTTTTAGATGTGAAAAATATTTTACCCGCTATTTTACCCATTAGCGCGGCTTAAGAGCTTATTTTTGAATTCACAATGGTCACGATATAACCATCTTGCTCGCCCGTGGATAACTTTGGCTTTTGGCAGGTCGCCGGACTTAATCCGGTCATAGATGAAGGTTTTACCAAAGCCAGTATCAGCCATGATGAATTTCAAATCAACCAGTGAATCAGGCTGTAGTTCGTGTTGCATGAGTGCTATCTCCGAATAGGGAATCGAACCTGCAAATCAGGTAATAAAAAACCGCCATCAGGCGGCTTGGTGTTCTTTCAGTTCTTCAATTCGAATATTGGTTACGTCTGCATGTGCTATCTGCGCCCATATCATCCAGTGGTCATAGCAGTCGTTGATGTTCTCCGCTTCGATAACTCTGTTGAATGGTTCTCCATTCCATTCACCTGTGACTCGGAAGTGCATTTATCATCTCCATAAAACAAAACTCGCCGTAGCGAGTTCAGATAAAAGAAATCCATCAATTGGTTAGGGTTTTTGTAATTCTACGAATTATGTTGTTTTTTAGCTTCAGCTTTCCATTCATCAAAGGCAGTGTCTTTGTTCATGGTGCTGATATTGATCTTACGGTCAATATCATATACACGCCACTCACCGTTAGGCCTCTCTTCGCATCTAACTAAGTATGAATTGCCATTAATATCTATGCGTCTGTCTATTTGCATGAACATTTTCAATTTTCGAACCCTCTTTAATATGCATTTTTTGCTATTTCAGTAGTTTACTATTGATGAGGCGTTATTATACACACTTCATTAATGCAAGCATCTTTATGCTATGCTACTAATTTAGCAATTGATATTTACCTTTATCGCGTATACCTTAACCGGTTTATCGCCGAAGTGGGGATGTGTGATTGTCTTGATTTCATATCCACCATACGGAACATCAATTCTACGGCTGGAATCGTCGCGCTTCGGATATCCCTTTGTGATAATCAGGCGGTCATACTCCCGGAACATAATTCGCTTATTCCAATAGTCATTACACAGGCGATACTCTTCCGTTTTCTCTCCTCGAATCATGGCATCGAAGTATTCACCTTTGACGGCAAGTTGCAGGTTAGCCACGGTTAACCTCCTGCGGCGGCTCTGGTAGCGGCATCCAGTGTGACGGCTCACATACCCCCTCAACACCATTCATGTAAAAGAATTGAAATAACCCTTTACCTTTGTGAAACCCTACCATCTGCTCTTTTGTGTCTGAACAATAAACCAAAACATCTTCTTCGTTTGGCATTCGCTCACTACAGCTTATCCAACTATCCGGAGTTACCGGAGAGTTGCCCGATAGCTGGTTCAACTTGTAAGTTTGGCTTACAGGTTCGGCTTTCAGTTCTGCTATGCGCTTTTTTGCTGTTTCCAGCTCATCCAGCAGCGCCAAGACGGTAGCCGGATTGGCTGCGGCGATGAATTCAGCATTGGCCTGCTGTTCCATTTGGAAATCTTCATCGAAGCCGCTTTCAGGATGCGCTCCTTCAATTCTGCAAATGGGAAGATATCCAACAACGTCACGATGAATTAGCGCATCACCAGCATCAAGCCTCTCCTCTCCATATTCTAGCGACCACACACCACACGTTGCTTTCTCTGCCGCCTCACGCAGTGCCTGATAGTCAATCTTGCTCACTGGTCGCCTCCTTTGCGAAGCTGGTCGGCGAACAAACGTACACTAGACGCTTCACTGCGTAGAAACTTAACGGCATAATCAAAACCACCTCGTTCTGCGTCGTCTGCTCCGTTGTCGAGGTTATCTGCGTACATCTCTACCCCCTGCGCCCGTACTTCAGCCAGGAAAGCATCGGTAGATGGGGTGTTAAGTGAAAAGTCCTGTCGGCCTGATTTCAGATACGCAATGGCGATCTTTGTTGCTGCGCATTCGACAGCGAATTTCTCTTTTTCAGCAGCCATCTTCGCGCACTTGGCCTCAAGGTTATCAATCGTGATTCCAGCAGAACGACACTCCCGCAACGCCGTTTCCAGTTTTGATTCAAGTTCACCGAACTTACGCACCAGATATTCAGCGTTTGTTTCGTTAACCTTTAAATCACTTGGGATGCATTTACCTTTCAGAAATCCATCCATCTCAATTAGTGACATTTGTTTCATTTCTTCCCACTCCGCCACATTGCATTCAGATATTTGTTGTCATTAACAGAACCGAAACTATTTCTCTTAAGCAATTCCTCTCTCGATGGCATTGGCTTTACGCGTTGGCGAATAATCATTTCTGCCGGAAGAATGCCGGGATTGTATGCAAGTCCTCTCATGATTTACTCTCCACGAACTGGTCAACGGCCATGCTAAGTGACACACCTAAAGTATCGATATGCTGCTGAATATCCTGTAGCGTCCGCGCTTGAGATAACAGAATTTCACGGTTGCATAACTCTTTAACCAGATGCTCAAACTTGCTGTAATAACCGATACGGCTTAGTGTTTCTTTCCCTGCATTCTCACCTTCTTTGATAATTCCTCTTTCGCTAAGAATCAGGTCGTGTTTGGTTCCGGTAATAACGTATTTGCCGAGGTCGATGTTTAGCTTCATTGTTTTCATTGTTAATTCCTCAGTCATTACTGATAGCGCCATAGCGTGAGCGGTAATTACGCAGGCGCGGGTCGATATATTCAGGGAAGTGGGTATATGTGGCTTTGCGGAATGGTCGGATTGATGTCTGGTAAATTCGCTCTCGTTCTTCTTTCTCTGCAAGCCATATACAGTGGCGAAATTCCTTTTCTTCTTTCGTTTCCTGCGGTAGCGACATTATCCGGTCGTAGTTTTTCCTGAATTTATCCAGCACCTCCGATACGGAATTGCCGGAACAGCGGCGCGCGTCGTCCGCACCATACAGAGGCGCTGGCATGATTTTCTCCTGATTAAATTGCGTGAATAGCGTGACGAGGGAAGGGGAGGGTTACTGGCGCAAAAGGTATATCGTCGTCAAACTCCATAGGTGGTTCGCTGTGATTTACCTGCTTCTGAGGCTGCTGTTTTTGTTGCTGACCGTTATTTCGCTGAGGTGAAGACTGTTCATTGCTTCCTTGCTTGCCACCAAGCATTTGCATGGTTCCACCAACGCCCACGATAACTTCGGTAGTGAACCGATCCTGTCCGCTTTGATCCTGCCATTTTCTTGTCCGCAATTTTCCTTCAAGATAAACCTCAGAGCCTTTTCGCAGATATTCGCTGGCAATTTCTGCCAGTTTCCCGCTCATTACCACACGGTGCCACTCCGTCTGCTCCTTTTGCTCTCCAGTTTGCTTATCACGCCATTGTTCTGACGTAGCAACTATAAGGTTTGCAAATGCCGTTCCTGATGGTGAATATCTGATTTCTGGATCATGCCCAAGGCGACCAATAATGATCACCTTATTTACGCCTCTACTTCCCATTTATGCCGCCTGTTTTAGTTCGTTAACTCTGATGTTCATTACCTGAACGCATTTAGCCTGCGCATCCTCATTGCCAGCCATTAATTGCCAGTCATGCTGATAACGTTCTATGAGTTTTTTCTTGTCAGTTTCTGTTGATGCATAATCGCTGAAGTCTTTCAGGATTTGTTCGCAGTCAACCGATGGAGATTTCTGGTTGGTATTTTCTGGTGATGGTTTGTTATCTGATGCTGGGATTGCCCAGCCCGGCAGCGATGGAGGGAGCCAGTAAAATCCTGTTCCATCCTTCAGTTTTGCCCTGTGCCACCCCTGCTTTTTATCGGGAGATGTTTGTGCGAAACCTTCCTCAAGGTTATACAGATACCGACCGATTCCCCACTGAACGGCAGCGCGCTTCATTGCACCGGAACGACCACCTTTGACGGCTTCTACCTGCGTGTTTTCAGCAGCATCCCATTTGGTTACCCATTCGGAATCAATCTTTATTGATATGCCGCATTCAACGCCGCCGTTGTTGGGAATATCGCGGTATTCATTGCGCCATCCTGCTTTGCCACAAACATCGTCAAGGCGTTTCATGATTGCCCGGTTCGTAACATAAGCCAGCACCATAGCCCACACCTTGCCATCGCGTGTTTTACCGCTTTGCTGTATTCGCCATTCGATATCTTCAGGGCAGAATGGCTCATCGAATTTGTTCAAATCCATAATTCACCTCAGAATGGACATGGCCCAAGGAAATAACGCTGGTTTAATACTTCGACTCGGGACAAATTAAGGCATACCCGCATTCCTTCGCGGTCACCATTATGGCGATACCAGAGAGCTTTTTGCGTGTACATGCGTCTCTGTAACTTGCTCTCCTTCACTGTGGTTGCAAGTGACATGAATATCTCCTTCGTTACCGATTAATTCTTTCATCTGACGAATGAATTCTTCGTCTGACCAGTTATCTGTAAAACTCATTTCCTGCGATACCACGGAATGTTGATCGCTGATTTCATCGCTTTATTTGCTTCAAGCCACATTTTGGAATCACCAATAAATCTGGCTATTACTGCTTTGTTCTGTGCAGCACGAAGCATCTGGTGATTAATGACTATTTCATTGCGCATAACGCCTCCAGTTGTTTCTTTGCTGCTCTGATTAATTGTTTAACTCGGCGTGATAATTCAGATTCGTGCGGGTAGAAAGCGGACATGACGCCGCTACCCGCGAGCTGAAAGTGCATCATGGGTAACTCCTTATATTTGATTGCATAACGAAAACGCCTCAAGTGAAGCGTTATTGGTATGCATATAAAAAAGCCCCCACACTGGAGGGCAAAGAAGATTTCCAATAATCAGAACAAGTCGGCTCCTGTTTAGTTACGAGCGACATTGCTCCGTGTATTCACTCGTTGGAATGAATACACAGTGCTTATTCGCGAGCTTTGAGCATTGCGTCTGCAAACTTATATGCAGCGCTTGCTGCATAATTAACAGCTCCATCAGAATCATTATCGATAATCGATGGATTGCTAATCATTGCTTGCATAGCCTTTGCCGCGAAGTAATCACGTAATGTCGCATCACTTGCCATTTCTGGGCGTTTGATATCTGCTTCGTAAAACTCGCACATCACTCACCTCCCAGAGCCTTGATGATTGCTGCAAAACCTTTATTAACAGCTCCATACCATTCTGGATATGTTGTCGTTGTTCTATTTTTGGATTGCTTAAGTAATAACTGAAGTGCTTCGAGAAGGTCAGGTGCTGCCGCTATTAGATTGGCATCTTCAATGCATTGAACTTCCTCACAGATTGCAATATACGAACGCCAGCCTGCGCCATTTTCAAGAGAGTCTGCCTGGATGATTTTAATCTCATCGCCATCCATCATTATTTCCCACTTACCTTCAGTACCTTTAAATTCCATGTTAGCCTCTGTTGTTTATGCCAAAAATAAAGGCCACCATCAGGCAGCCTTGTTGTTCAGTTTACCAAGTTCTCTGGCAATCATTGCCGTCGTTCGTATTGCCCATTTATCGACATATTTCCCATCTTCCATTACAGGAAACATTTCTTCAGGCTTAACCATGCATTCCGATTGCAACTTGCATCCATTGCATCGTTTGAATTGTCCACACCATTGATTCTTATCAATAGTCGTAGTCATACGGATAGTCCTGGTATTGTTCCATCACATCCTGCGGATGCTCTTCGAACTCTTCAAATTCTTTTTCCATATCTCACCTCAAATAAGTGGTTTGCTGCCTAATTTCATTTTCTGGCGACCAACACAAGTCACACCCATTTCACTGCGTGGCTTGCTGTACCATGTGCGCTGATTCTTGCGCTCAATACGTTGCAGGTTGCTTTCAATCTGTTCGTGGTATTCAGCCAGCACCGTAAGGTCTATCGGATTCAGTGCGCTTTCTACTCGTGATTTCGGTTTGCGATTCAGCGAGAGAATAGGGCGGTTAACTGGTTTTGCGCTTACCCCAACCAACAGGGGATTTGCTGCTTTCCATTGAGCCTGTTTCTCTGCGCGACGTTCGCGGCGGCGTGTTTGTGCATCCATCTGGATTCTCCTGTCAGTTAGCTTTGAGTAACGCGCCGTGATGCTTATCTCCACGGTTGCTGTCTTGCAGCTGCATTTCGCGCTACTCAAAGCCTTCTGCTTTGAATGCTGCCCTTCTTCAGGGCTTAATTTTTAAGAGCCTCACCTTCAATGGTGGTTAGTGCGTCCTGCTGATGGCTAAATAGTACGATTTGTACTTTATCGAGTCAATACAAAATGTTCTAAATATAATTGGTTTTTTATAACGCTTTGTATTTAATGGGTTTATATTTTGGAAAAAGAAAACCCGACACTAAGGTCGGGTTATTGTTGTGTGCTTTAGAGTGGTGAGGCTGTTAACTAAATGTCTCTTCAGGCCACTGGCTGGCGATAACTTTCCCTACAACGGAACAGCTATCATTGCATGGGATCATTGGATATTGCGGGTTTAGTGGCTGTAGGAACACCTGACCGCTATCCCTGATCAGTTTCTTGAAGGTAAACTCGTCACCACCAAGTCTGGCTATGCAGAAATCACCTGGCTCAACAGCCTGCTCAGGGTCAACGAGAATTAACATCCCGTCAGGAAAGCTTGGCTTGGATCCTGTTGGCGCGGTCATGGAATTACCTTCAACTTCAAGCCAGAACGCACAATCACTGGCTTTTTTGGTTGTGCTGACCCATCTCTCCGCATCACCTTTGGTAAAGGTTCTAAGCTCAGGCGAGAACATCCCGGCCTGAACATGAGAAAAAACAGGGTACTCATATTGTTTTTTAACGGGGGCAGATGAGTATTCGCCAACAGGTGAAAATGTACCGTCGTGGTTGAATGAGACGTTATCAATACCAAGGTATTTAAACACCACACCAATCTCGTCAAGAGATGGATGACGAGATCCGCGCAACCAGTGACCAATTCCACCCTGCGTCATACCAAGCTCTTCAGCTAACTTCTCTTGAGTTATGCCGAGCTCTTTCATTCTGGATCTAGCCAGTTCATACCATTTCATTTTCATACCCTTATTATTACGCTCTGTACTAAAACCATCCATGCACAAGATGTATTTTTTGTTTGCATTCTAAAAGTACATATCGTATTATTGTTTCATGGTTACTATGGAGGGCATATGAGCAACCTACGAAAATATCGAGAGTCACTGAATATCTCTCAAACAACACTTGCTAAGGCAGTTGGATGCACACAGGGAGCTATCGGACATTGGGAATCTGGTCGTCGCTTCCCAGACCTTAAAACATGCCGTGCTCTTGTTGAGTGCCTAAACAAGTTAGGCGCAAAAGTCAGTCTTGATGACGTGTTCCCGCCGGAACACAAAGCCGCTTAAGACATTCCCGCTCTTACACATCCCAGCCCTGAAAAAGGGCATCAAATTAAACCACACCTATGGTGTATGCATTTATTTGCATACCTTCAATCAATTGTTATCTAAGGAAATACTTACATATGGTTCGTGCAAACAAACGCAACGAGGCTCTAAGAATCGAGAGTGCGTTGCTTAACAAAATCGCAATGCTTGGAACTGAGAAGACAGCGGAAGCTGTGGGAGTTGATAAGTCGCAGATCAGCAGGTGGAAGAGGGATTGGATTCCAAAGTTCTCAATGCTGCTTGCTGTTCTTGAATGGGGCGTCGTCGACGACGATATGGCTCGATTGGCACGACAAGTTGCTTCGATTCTCACCAATAAAAAACGCCCGGAGGCAACCGAGCGTTCTGAACAAATCCAGATGGAATTCTGAGGTCATTACTGGATCAATCCACAGGAGTCATTATGACAAAACAACTCAGTCCTTACCAGGACAAAATTCACAAACACATACTACGTGATCGCTTCCTGTCCAGCTTCAAGCAGCCTGGTCGATTCCGGGCTGAGTTGGAAAAAGTGAAGCTGATGCAGAAGGAGAAAGGTCATGAGTAATCTTGCAACCGTAACACATTTAAGGCCTTCACAACGGCCTGTGGAGCGTCGTGTGGCAGAAGTTGAAGATGGTTATACCCGTCTTGCAAATGCCCTGTATGAAGAGCTTATCGGCGCAGATTTAACGAAAAATCAGAGCAAGGTTGCCCACGCCATATGCCGTAAAACATACGGCTACGGTAAAAAGATGGATCGCATTTCTGATAGTCAGTTAGCTCAAATTACCAGGCTGCCAAGACAGAAGGTAAACAAGGCCAAGAATGAGCTTATCGCGATGAAGGTTATCCTTCGCGAAGGCCAGCAAATCGGGCCTAACAAGAACATCGAAGAATGGCAAATCGAAGGGTGTCACTACTCTGGTGATAATGTCACTGCATTGGTGACAAAAAGTGTCACCAAAACGGTGACAGCGCTGTCACCAAAACAGGGACACACAAAAGAAACTATTACAAAAGAAAAAAGAAATAATAAAAACACTATGTCCGAAAGTGTTCGGACGGAGTGTGAAAAATCATCTGACCGTCACGAAGAAACCGACAAGGCATTCGAGGAAATATTCTGGTGTGCAGGCATGCGGAAAGCCGGGAAGAAAAACGCGGCTTCGGCATTCAGAACACAGTTCAGGGAATGGCGTAAAACTACCAGGGGTACGGCAAGCGAGTTTGCCACGATGCTGGCAGAAGACATCGCATGCAGGAATGGTAAGCAGTTCGGATTCGACAGGTTGTTACCATCGAGCTACCTGAACGGTCAACGCTGGAACGACGAGAAGCCAGAAACTATTCAACCACAATCCAAACCATCATCCGCAATCACCGTATCGAAAACTGGCTACGTGTTTTTCGACAGGTGAACCATGAAATCAAAAATCAAATCGCTACTGGTCGCTGGTTATAACCACGGCTGGTTAAGTATTTCGTTTGTCGATTTCTGGTTTAAAAATCTCAATCTGAGGGAATCATGACGCCAAGTGAACTTAGCGACCTGCTTTGGGCGCAGGTTGACAGGGTGGCTCCGCACCTGTTGCCAAACGGCAAGAAAGAGGGGCATGAGTGGGTTGCCGGTAACGTCAACGGTGACAAGGGAAACAGCCTTAAGGTCAACCTTAGCGGCAAGAAAAAATGGGCTGATTTCGCTGAGGGAGACGGCGGTGACATGCTTGATTTGTGGATGGCATGTCGTGGAATTAACCTGCATCAGGCTATGCAGGAAGCGAAAGCCTTTCTCGGAATCAAGGATGACGATCACCATTTCGATGCCAAACGTGAGAAGAAATTCTCCAGACCTGACCGCAAGAAAATCGCCCGCTACGTTACCAGAACAGAATCCCATCTTGAGTACCTGCAATCGCGTGGCATATCGCCAGAAGTCGTAAAGCGCTACGAGGTTGTCAGCGGCAAGGTGTGGAAGGGAGAACGAGAACTTGATGCACTGGTGCTTCCGTACAAACGCGATGGTGAGTTGTTGCAGGTCAAGCGAATCAGCACTGAGCGCCCGGACGGGAAGAAAGTCATTATGGCAGAAGGTGATTGCGAACCTTGTCTGTTCGGATGGCAGGCTCTGGACGCTGGCGTGAGGGCGGTTGTGCTTTGCGAAGGCGAAATTGATTGTATGAGCTATGCGCAATACGGCATCTCGGCGTTATCCGTGCCGTTTGGTGGAGGGAAAGGCGCTAAGCAACAGTGGATTGAGTTTGAGTACCACAACCTCGACAGGTTTGAGGAAATATTCATCTCGATGGACGTTGATGATGTTGGTCGTGAAGCCGCAAGGGAAATCGCAAGCCGACTCGGTGAACATCGTTGCCGTCTTGTTACTCTGCCGTACAAAGACATCAACGAATGCCTGATGAACGGTGTTACCGAGGATGAAATCTGGCAGTACATCGGCACGGCATCCTACTTCGATCCTGAAGAACTCTACAGTGCGCGAGAGTTTTACCAGGACACTATCAACGCTTTCTACGGCAAGCAGCAGTATCTGTTTAATCCACCGTGGGAATCTCTGGCAGATAAATTCCAGTTCCGTGAGGCAGAGTTGACGCTGGTCAATGGTGTGAACGGTCACGGAAAAACGGAGGTTGTCGGGCATATGGCACTTGAGGCAATGCGTCAGGGTGTGAAGACGTGCATCGCGTCACTTGAGCTGAAGCCTGGTATTCTCCTTAAGCGCCTTACCCGTCAGGCGACGTGCTGCAAGATGCCGCCAGTGCTGGAAATTGACTCTGCATTTAAATTTTATGACGAAAGACTTTGGGTGTTTGGTCTGACCGGAACGGCGAAAGCCGACAGGCTGATCGAAATATTCGACTACGCTCGCCGCCGATACGGGATCCAGTTATTCATCATCGACAGCCTGATGAAATGTGGCATAGGCGACGATGACTATAACGGGCAGAAGGCGTTTGTTGACTCGATTTGCGACTTCAAAAACAAAACAAACTCCCACGTCATTCTCGTTACTCACTCGCGAAAAGGAGACAGCGAAGAAAAACCAACCGGGAAAATGGACGTAAAAGGCTCTGGAGCGATAACAGACCTGACAGACAACCTTTTCATCATCTGGCGTAACAAGGCTCGCGAGAGAGCGTTACAGAGAGTTCAGAGTGGTGAAAAGATGTCAGAGAAGGACGAACAGCTACTGGCATCTCCGGCATCTGTTTTGATGCTTGAAAAACAACGTAACGGCGAAGGTTGGGAAGGTGGTGTCCCGTTGTTCCTTGACGAGCAATCGCACCAGTTCCTGCAACTTGAATCAGGATCGCCATATAGCTACATCGCCAATATGCCGAAATCGGAATATGACGAGGCGTGGCGACAGGAAAACGTGACGGAGTATTAAATGACCATCTACATCACTGAGCTAATAACAGGCCTGCTGGTAATCGCAGGCCTTTTTATTTGGGGGAGAGTAAATCGTGGCTGAGTTTATGCTCGTCGCATTCAAATGCGTTGGCGTTGGATGGATTCTTCTGACGTTTTTTATTGTTCTGCATAGCTACATTCGTCTTGTGAATGACGGTAAAGACCCATGGTATACGTTGTTTGGCGCTGCATTTGTCTGGGTGATTATCGGTGTTATGCCTGTCGCTGTAGCAAAAATGGCGTGGCGTTTTGTGAGTTGAACTGAGGGTAAGTATCGATGGACGAATCAAGAAAGCAGTTTGAGGAATACGTTGCCAAAAAATTGAGATTACCATTCGAGATGATAACCGAGGCAAGAAATGGTGATAGGTACTTCGCATTTTCAAGCATGGATATTCGTCACTCCTTAAATGAGTGGTGGACTTTATGGCAGGCATCGCGAGCAGCTATTGAACTGGATATCGACTGGCCAGAATCGAATGACGACTTTTGGAAAGATGGTGAAGAAGGTGCTTATGCGATGGGTTATGAGGATGGGCGTGACAAAACGGTAATTGCAGTAATGAAAGCTATCAGAGCCGCTGGAATTAAAGAGAAGAATTTCGATGAAGCAAACAATATTCCTCCGAACTAAGCAACAACAGCAAGCCGCAATCAACGCCATCCTCGCAACACCACTCGATAAAGACAAGCCAGTCACCATCCGCATTACTGACTACAAGCGCAACCTTGACCAGAACGCAAAATTTCACGCGATGCTGGCGGATATCGCACGTCAGGTTCAATGGTGCGATAAGTGGTTAAAACCAGAACAATGGAAGGTTTTGTTGATTAGCGGTCATGCAGTGGCAACAAAGCAGGAAGCTGATGTTTTACCCGGCCTTGAAGGCGAATACGTCAACATTCGCGAAAGCAGCGCGCAGATGAGCGTGAAGCGTATGGCAAGTCTTATCGAGTACACAACAGCATGGGCTATTGGTCAGGGTGTCAGATTTACCGACAGGAGGTACGAATGAGGCGACAGCGACGAAGTTTCACCGACATCATCTGCGAAAACTGCAAATACCTTCCAACGAAACGCTCCAGAAATAAACGCAAGCCAATCCCAAAAGAATCTGACGTAAAAACCTTCAATTACACAGCTCACCTGTGGGATATCCGGTGGCTAAGATATCGTGCGAGGAAATGACAATGGATTATTCACAGTTAAGTGATTTTGAAATTAACAGAATGGTAGGAGACATAATTTTTAAAGGCCTTTGGGCAAGTAAACCGGAAACATCAGGGAATAACACCAACAAATGGTATTACGGAAATGCTGATACAACTTTTGAGCCATTAAATCATTTGCCTGACTACTGCAATGATCCGAGCGCTTCATGGCCGATTATTGAGAAATACAGGATTTCTATCTTAGACCAGTTAACTGAATGGTGTGTGGATGCAAAAGGCGTAAGCCTGAGAGATCCCCTCATAATTTCCCCAAAGCGTAACCATGTGTGAATAAATTTTGAGCTAGTAGGGTTGCAGCCACGAGTAAGTCTTCCCTTGTTATTGTGTAGCCAGAATGCCGCAAAACTTCCATGCCTAAGCGAACTGTTGAGAGTACGTTTCGA